TTATTTTAGGATTTCGGCGAGGGCGTCGTGGTTGGCTGCGCTCCGTTGATAGTGTCGGCCGCATTCCGAACCAGCGTCAACCAGTCGTTGAACCAGCTTTTCCAACTCGGTAACTCGGGCGTTAAGAGCGTCTGCGGAATCTCCTTCGGCGCTTCGGCGACGGTTCGCGTCGCGCAACCGGGCGCGATAGCTATCAAGATCGCCGCGCAGAGCGTCGTACTCAGACGACGCCAATAAAATAGTGTCCGTTGCTTTTGCAAGTCCTGCGGCATGGCTTTCCTGTGCCTCCTTCAGCGCGATGGCTTGCGCCCTTTCCATATCGGCGATGATCTTTTCGTACTTCAACTCCGCCGCGTGGTAGCCGAGGTAGGCGCAGATTAGAAGCAGGCACACACCTGCGGCAGTGGTTATAAAGCTTTTGTTCACTTCTTCGCCTTCTTCACTCGGCGGTCTTGGCGATAGTCATAGGCTTCCTTCAGCATCATGCGAAGCAACGCTGGTCTTCCTCGTTCAACTTCAGCGAGGCTTCGGCTTCATCCTCGCCATCGCTGATGCGCACGTCGATATAAATCTTGCCGTGGACGCGGCGCATGCGGAGATCAGTACCTTCGCCGGTGAAACCTTCCTGGGATAAATACTTCTTGCTCATTTCTTTGTCCTCTTATCAAAACGCGCGGCGTAACCGCGGCGGTCTACGTGAACGAACGTGTCATAGATTCCCACGCCGCCCGTCACGTTCAAACGGCGACAGAGTTCCCACAGCGTGGGTAAATCTTTCTGATCCTCCGGCCGGATATCAGCGGCCAGTCCTTGGGTGTGGTAGGAATTGGCAACGCCGCCCACGTGCGCGTTCCATGACGGGCTGCGATAGCCGGACGTCACGATGAGAGGCTTACCGAAAAGAAGGCGCACGCGGTTTAAAAAATCCACGAGTTCTTGGCGAACGTTCATCGGGCCCCAAGGGGAGGGGGCGCCGTCGTGGGAAGCAAACTCTTTGCTGTCGAAGAAGCCGTCTTTCATCCTTCCACCCCCGTGCGCTTGCGCAACAGGGCGAAGGCAAAGCTCACGCCTTCCTTCCCGGCGAAGCCGCCGAGGCCGGAAAGCGCGCCGTAAAGCTTCACGTCCAAATTGTAGGATTCGCCCGTAAGGGCAATGAGAAAGCCGATGAAGCCTGACAAGGCCACGGCCCAAAAGAACTCCCAAGCCGAGAAGGGCCTGCCTTTCTCCCGCGAGTTGAGATACATGAGTGCTTGTGCCATAGCTGCTACCCCCGTACAAAAGAGGTAAGGAAAGAAACCGTGCTGATTGTCCATGGTGCGTCCTTTATCTGTGCGCCCATTATGTAGTACAAATCAGCCGTCTTTTCGTCACTGACGAAAGGACTTCGCAGAATCAGCTATGCTTCCGCGCAGAGTACCTCGAGTACCATGCCCTTCGCCCGGTCGAATATCTGTGCAAACCTTCGACCGGGCTTTCCTTTTATTTGCGCAGGTTCTTCTCCGACCGGCGGCGCAAAGTCTCGAGTGTCTTCTCTACGGCGTCGTCAAACCAGTAGGTGCTGAGGCCGATCCGGATAGGGGCGGGAACTTTCCCCTGCTTCACCCATTTACACAGCGTAGTTTCACCAATACCTAGGGCGTCCTTTAATTGTTGACGCGAAATCATTCCTTTTGGGATCGTCATTTCTAGTACTCTTTCGTAAACTTCTAAGGGTTATTCCTAGATACTCTATGTGTCTAAAGTTCTTTTCGTATTAGGAACTGTTTGTAACGAGGCGCCCACCGATTGAAAGCGTCGCGGCATTCGGGGCGGCCAAGGCAAAGGTAGCCGTAGGCCATCAGCACACCGTGGAGACGATCCTCCTCGGGGATGCCCGCCATATCGTGGTTGAGTCGGAAGGCCTTGGGGAGCATTCCCCAGAACTGCTTGCACAGTACTGCGACGTCCAACGCAGCCCCCGAGCGAGAGCAATAGAACACCGACTTACCGGCTTCCGCCTTTGCCACAGCATCACCGCGGGAGAGCGCCCATCGATCTACGGCGCGCGCTGCATAGCCGAACGTTCGTCCGAACTCATCCTCAAGCGCCGCTGCTAACTCAATGCGGCTCACCCATTCTTGTGACAGTTGGTCCAGGCGGTTGTACATTGCCAACGTCTTCGCCTGCAGTCCTCCGCGACGGCTCATGCTTATCTCCTCGTATCCAAAATGAAATCCAAAACATCTTTCTTCCCCTGTAGTGCCTGAAGGACGGCGTAGTCCAAAGTCTTTTCCGCGACGATGCGGTGGATGAAGACGGGCCGTGGATGCCCCGCCTGCGCCTGACGCGTGGGCCCGATGCGTTCACACATCTGCGCGTATTGCTCGTAGTTGTAGCCGCAGCCGAAGAAGACGAGAATGTTTCCGCCGTCTTGCAGGTTGAGGCCGTGGCCGCAGGAAGCGGGATGCGCGAGAAGCATCGGAATCTCGCCAGCATTCCAGCGGCGGATGGTTGCAGGATCGCGGTCGAGGAGCTTCGCCTGGGGGAACGCCCGCATAATGCGTTGCGCCTCATGGCGAAACTGATACGCGACAAGGATCGGTGCGCCGCAAGCCTCTTCAACGACGCTCCGGAGTGCATCGATCTTGGCCTCGTGGATCGGTGCGTAGGCGGAGTTGTCCTCGTTGTAGACGGCACCGCTTGCGATCTGCAGGCACTTCCCCATCTTGGCGAGGGCGTTCACCGCTTCGAGCTCTTCGCCGTCTCCAAGGCAGACGTAGAACTCGCGCTCCATCTTGTTGTAAATCTCACGGGCGGCCGTGGGCAGCGTGACGACGATATCGTTCACGATCGGCTGAGCGATATCGAACCAATCCTCCGCCTTCACAACAATTGTCATCGGCTGTAGCTTCCGCCTGATCTTTTCGTCGGCGCCGTCCTGCGGGACGTACTTCACCATGTACGCTTCGCCGCCCGTCTTCACCGGGTAGAAGAAGGCCTGCTCGTACGCGGCCATAGTGCGGCCAAGCGTCGCGCCCTTGTCGATGAACCAGGCTTGCCCCCACAAATCGATAAGGCCGTTTGCCGTCGGCGTACCCGTGAGTTCGATGAAGTGCGGGGACTTGAAGGCGACAGTCGCCAGGGCCTTCGCACGCTTCGTGCCGGAGCGAAGACGGAAACCTTTCAGCCGCGTAGCCTCATCACAGACGACAACGCCGAACGGCCACTCGCCTTTCAACGTCTCAACGAGCCACGGGAGCTGCTCGTAGTTCGTGCAATAGACGTCCGCCTTAGCTTCGAGCGCCGCCGCCCGTTGCTTTGCCGTGCCGACGATGACAGACACGCGGAGATCATGGAGGTGATCCCACTTGGCGATCTCATCCGGCCACGTGCTCTGAGCCACGCGCAACGGCGCGACGACAAGCGCCGGACGGGACGTGAAGAAGTCCCGGATGTAGCGCAGTGCCGTGAGGGTGGATACCGTCTTGCCGGTACCCATCCCCGACCACACCATAGCCCGCGTACGGGACAAGATGTGGTCAATGATGAGCCGCTGGTAGGGGCGGGGGACGAACTTCTTGCTCACAATACCCCCGCAAGGTAAGGCACAAAAACGATAAATGCCGCACACAGAAGTCGATCAAAAAGGCAGGCCATAGTAGTACCACCGATATCCTTTCACGACGCCGCATTCCTTCGCGGCGCGCTTGATGTAATCCAATAAATCCGGGACGCCCTTGTATGTCGGGAACCGCTTTGACGGGACAGACCGCGGGTGCTTGATCTCCAACTCACCCTCCACCGGACGCAACGGGATACACCACTTCGTGCAGAACTTGAGGCAGTCTTCGATCGTCGATTCGGGCGCCCGATGGAGCACTGCCTTCCACAAAGAGCTGTCCGTACGCCACCCATATCTGCGATGCAGATAAAAAAGCAGGCGATCTACACGGTACTCGGGCGCCTCCATCCCCCGTTCCTGCAGAAACTCACGGGCAGAAGCGGCTGTCGCGACGGGGTACGCCGTGGCGTAGGCCGCCGCCATATCCGTCAGGCAGACAGTTTCACGCTCTCGCATCCTCGGCCTCCCTTCTGCGCCAAAACGCCCACAGCTCGTAGGCCATAAGGCAAATCTGACGCTCCGTACGGCCATCTGACAGCGAGTACCGATCGGCGATGAGTTTGGCGACGTCGGATGCGGTGTCGTAAACATGCACCTCACAGCCCGACTCGGCCATCACTTTGTGCTCACGCAACTGGTGCTTCTTCGGCTTCTCGCCGGGCGCTTTCACCTCGACCCAGAAGTGCCACCCAGGCATCATGATGAAGAGATCGGGGGCGCCGATATGCCCAACCCAAGACGTCTTACGGACTTCGCCGTGGAGTTCTTTGATTACCGACTTGATGGCGGCAACAACTTTTCCTTCGGGAGTCATATCAACCTCTGCGCTTTATCGTTTCTTGCAACTCTCGGGCGTGCTCCACCATGTTGCCCGCAGTGAGTTCAATACCGTACAGCCGCGCGCCATCCCTATCGTGCGCATACCGCCTCCTTGATCTGAGCCGTGGTTTTGAGCGTCGGATTGCAGCGTTTCTGTGCTTCGATGTCGTGTTCCGTCTTGATCTTGTAGGCGCACTCGCGCAGAGAAAGCGCACAGGTAACGAGCTCTTCCGCGGCGTCCGTGAGCACGCGGGGGCTGCTGTGAAGCGAGATTTCGATGATCTGACTCATGCGCCCGACTTGCTTGAGCGAGGCGAGTATGCACATTGGCTTCGTGTCGATTACAGCCATGAAAGTCTCCTTTATTTGTGATAGCGATAAGAGCTGAAGCCCGCCGCAGCCAACGGGAGTCCCTTCGCCCAACAGGGCAGAATCTCCATGGCTGCTTCGAGTTGTTTGAAGTCGTGCGCGTCGTCATCCGGCGCTTCCGTCAGGATTTCGTCGTGGACGGTGAGGATCGGTTCGAAACCCGCCCGATCCACGTTGAAAAGGGCGTTGCAGAGCACGTCGCAGGCCACGGCCTGGGTAATGTTTTCCACAACTTTGCCGCCGTACGTCTTGATTCGCTGCCACTTGCGCGTCATCTGATGCACGCCCATGTAGGAGAAGGTGCAACCTTCGTCTTCCGTCCCGACACGCGCAGAGGGGTAGAGGAGAGTGCGGTTTGAGGGCAGGACGATGCCGAGCCATCCTTTCGATGCCCAAGTCTTCAGCCCACGGTGCAGGTGCTCCGTGCAGTACGTCTGCAGGGACGCAACGCAGGCTTCTTCAACGCGCCCCCAAAAGGCAACGATATGAGGGTTGGCACGCCGCCACAGGCGTTTCACGCTGTCGCAGGCAATCCATACGTCGTGCTCAAGGCCGCAGAGGCGCTTGGGTGTCGTAGCCGCCCATTCGTACGCCCGTTCGGCCTCGTCGCGAACGTCCGCCGGGACGACGGGAAGCGTCGCTTTCGCCATGTCGTGAAGGTCGATGCCGTAACCCATGGCGAAGGTGACGAATGCCCCCGGGCCGCCGCCGTAACCCATAGCAAGTTCCAGTACCTTGCCCATCTGGCGCTGAGCTTTGGTGACGGATTCCACTGGGACGCTGAAAGCCTTGGAATATGTGAGTTTGTAAAGATCGGGGCCAGTGCCCGCGTCGTACGCGCGGAAGGCGTCGAGCTTCCACGACTCGCCTGCAAGCCACGCTAAGACGCGGCCTTCGATATTGGAGTAGTCGGCGACGACCATGCGCTTACCCTCGGGGACGATGATCGCCCCCCGAAGGCAGTTCGAGAGCACCGCAGGGAACTCAGAAGGGCTGTAAAGGAGGTCGAGATCGCCGCGTTTGACAGCCTCAATGGCGTCTTCGATCGGTTCGTCCTTCATCGTCGGGCGCGCTAAGTTCTGCGGCTGAAAGAGTCGGCCGGAGAAGCGCCCCGTGCGGCTTGCGCCGCGGAACTGCAGGCATCCGCGCAAACGCCCGTCGGAGTTCGCACAGTCAAGAAGGGATTGGAATTTCTTCACACCTGCCTTCGCAGCGTTCAAGCGGATGCGCAGCAGTTCTTTCATGGGCTCAGGGAGATCAGGCGACTCCGCCAGGTGCTCGATTTCGCCCTTGCGCAAGTTCGCGAGTTCAATGCCCCACGTGTCCTTGATGTAGTCGATCGTCGCCTGAGTGCGCGTCGTCGTGTCCAGGGCGCCGTCCGTGAGCTCCATCGTTTGTGCACGCAGCTCCGCCCCGTGGTGTTCCATCAGATCAACGGCCGCGCGGGCAAGATCAACGTCCATGAGCATCCCGCGACGGTTGATCTCGGCGTCAATAACGGCGAGGTCGCGCTCGCGCCCGGTGCGGTTGATCTTCGGGAGCCGCCGATAGAGCTCTCGTTCGGCTTCCACGTCGAGGCGGCAGTAGTTGACGAAACGCTTCCAGTCCTCCGGGTTCGTCTCGCGGTTCTTCACGCCGTCGGCGCGCGGAACGCAGAAGAGGCGGATCAAACGGGCGCCGTCCTTGTCCTTAGCCTTGTCTTTGCCGAGTTTGTAGATAGCGCAGAGATCAGCCAAGGAGCCGGGGAGCCCGTGCTCGTAGGCGATCTGCATCGTGTCTTCGATACGATCGAGCGGCATGGCGAGCTCCGGCATCACGCGTTCGATAAACACAGTGTCGAAGTTCATGCCGTTGTGCCACACGTGGAAGTCGCTTCGGCCGCCCTTTTGGATTTGACGGATCGCCGCCAAAAGGTCGTCCGGGATCGGCTCGTATTGCACCTGCCACACTTTGGCGGGCGCGTTGTCGATGGCATAACCCCACAAAAGGATTTTTGCCTTCGGGTCTTCAGCGTACTTATGAGTACCGAATTTGATCGGCGTCTCGCTGAAGGTCTCTAAGTCCCCAAACAGAAACATCTTTTACCCCTGTAGTTCGGATGTCTTCAAAGGAGGGCTGGCGCACGGCCGTGGGGTTGCGGTACCTCGGCCGTTTTGTTCACGTCGGCGAGGAGACTCCGAACGCCGCGTGTTCCATCACAATGGCCTGCCCACACCAGTCCCCCCTTTGAAGCCGCCCGAAAGCGGCTTTCTTTGGGGTTACATCAGGTCGTCATCGGACTGAGGAGCCTCCGGGGCTTCCAACTCATCGAATTCGTCGCGGCAGGAAGCGGCGGTCGCACCGGCTCCGAGCGGTTCGCCGTCCTTGGCGAATTGGACGCCGTTTAAGTAGGACGTCACGCCGCCGCCGTTCTTCGTGTAGCAGAAGACGTCGATGGAGCAGTTGACGTAGCAACCCGCGTAGGGCTTTCCCGCGTCCGCAGGGATGTTGCGCTTCTTCTGATCCAACACCGTCGGCGCGCCTTGTTCTTCCTTGCGCTTCGGCGTGATGGAATAGCCGCCGTCTTCGAGTTCCTTCAGCGGCCACGTCTGGTTCGACTTCTTGAACCGCTTCAGCATCTTGTCGGCGTCGCCGGGGTAGGCGGCTTCGACCGCCGCCCTGATCGCCTTTTCGATCGTCGCGAGGTTTTCGGAGTCCGCGTTGATGAGCAGGCCGATGGAGAAATTCTTCTTGCCCATGTATTCCTCGGCCGTGTAGAGCTTCGGGAACACGCAACGGGCGTTACGGATCATGATTCGCTGAGATTTACCACTCATTTTGTTTCCTCAATTACGTCAAATTCGTCTCGGGTCGAGACAGAGATTGCAGGTCGAGCGTCGAACACGGGCGCAATAGCGGGCTTTCCGTCGCTCTGGGTAATCAATTGGCAGATCGCGTTCCACTGGCGAGGGCCGATCAAGCCGTCTTTGTGCGCTCGTTCGGCTTGCGCCGGGGAGATGAGCGCACGGGTGTAGAGAACGTCGCGGCGGATGCGCATGGAGTTCAACGTCTCTTCCGCGCCGGGGCCCCACTTGCGCGGGCCTTTGCGCCCGGCGACGATCTTGAAGCCCTCAATCTTTCCGCCGTCCATGAGAAGCGCCAGGGCCTTCGCGCGGACGGCGTCGCACCACTTTTCGATCGTCTGTAGCCACGGGAGGACGCGGGCGAGCTGGTCGGCCGTTTCCGGGAGCTTCGGCGCGTTGTCTTCAGCGGGGAGTACCTCGAAGTCGGCCGCGATGAGCTCACGCGTCTTCGACATGAGCGCCGGGCAGTTCGCCTTCGCTTTGCAGAACCGGCACTGCGATTCACCGGGGTTAAGGAACTTCAGCGCTTCGTCTTCGTGGCCGATGAGAGACTGAGCCTTGTCGGCACAAGCGCGGACGCGCTTACCGAAGTCGGCGAGCTCTTCCATATTCCATTCGTACGTCTTCTCATGCGCCGAAATCCGGGGCTGATAGATGATTAGGCGTACGCCGGTGATCTCTTGGAAAATCCCGAATTCTTCAATGGCCGCGAGCGCGTAGATAGAAAGCTGAGGGTTCTTCTCGGCCTCGACCTCTACGCCCATGCCGTACTTAAAGTCGGCGATGGTGAGAAGGCCGTTGGCGTCGATCGCGAGAAAGTCAGCGGTACCTTTAGCCCCGGGGCGATTCGTCACCACGCCCACAGGGAGCGCGCGTTCCGTTGCCCAAAACGCGAGGCTGCGCACGTCGAGATGAGCACCCAACATCTTCGCCCAGCCGCGGGCGTGCTCGATCATTTCGGCATCCTCGGTCGTCGGGAAGTAAGTGGTCGATTCGAACCAGGCTTTGGCCGCTCGTTCGGCTTCCACATGGGCGGCTGTTCCCTCTTCGGCGTACACCGAAGAATCGTCGCCATTGCCGTAGATCGTGCCGAGAGCGACGGCCCCCGGGCAGATCATCCAACAATGAGCGGACGACGGGGAGAGAAGGTCGTGCGCCATTTAGAACCCCTCCTCGTCGAGGAACGATTCGAACGCGTCGAACTCTTCCCACGTTTCCACGTCGGAGACGCGCTTGAGTTCACCGCCACGGATTATCGCGCGAGCCCGGTCGGCAGCCCCCGTGTTCTGGGAATGGAGGAGGGCGGCCAGGCGCGTGCGCAGCTTCGACCGATCGGCTTCCGTCAGCGCATCGCCTCGTTCGGTTTTTTGTTCTTCCGCGGGCGCGGGTTCTTCAGCGGGCGCCGGGGGGGCCGGTTTATCAGCTGCCTTTTCGGCGGCTATCCCGGCGGCCTTTTCAAGCGCGCTAATACGTTGTTCGATGCTTTCAAAGTAGCGGACTATTTCCGGTGTCATTTCTTCACCCCTGTTATTAGTAGCGCAGTGACTGTTAAGCCGTGCGCTATCGTTTAGCCGTAATTTAGTAGTCTGTATTCGCCGATATGTCACGAATGTTTGATAATTGTCAAACTAAAAGCACAATTAAGGTGCTTAACGCTATTGCATTTACGGCTAAACGGGCGAATACTTACGGCTAAGCATTATTGAAGCGCCTCAATCAAGCGCACCTACCTACAGGGGTTAAAAAATGACTAAACACGAAATCTCCGTTCTGCACGTCTTCGGCGCAGTTCTCATGCTTTTGGCGCTGATCGATGCCGCAATTTTCGCTATCGCTTATGCGGCGTAATGGGGGCTCGAAAATGACTGATCTTTCTTTCTTTCTCAATCGCCGTAAAAAACGGCGTCCCCCATATCAATAGCGGCCTTATCTACTCGGCCGCTGCCTTCGCTATCGGCCTGATCTGCGTTCGGGCGCATTAACGATTAACACAAAACGATAGGACACAAAACGATGACTAATACCACATTCGCCGGGTTTGAAGTGCGGGAAGAATTAAACCGCGCTTTCGACGCTGAGGGCCTTAGCCCTGATTACACCCTTATGGGCTTCGACGGTTTCTATAAGAACAACCCCGCCGCCCTGGCCTCTCTATGCGGCCAAATTGCCGCCCACATGAAAGACAACGAAGACGACTTTCTGTCTTGCGACGTTTACCGAAAAGAAGAAAACCCCGGTGATTACATCATCCGCGCGTGCTTAGCGTACGGCGGCCCGTCTGTAGATATCGAACTGGATAACCGCCGGGCCATCGTCACCGCTACTAATTGGGGCGAATCCATTCGAGTCCGCTTCCCGGCTGACGAAAATTTGCCGGTCATAAATTTTCTGCGCGAAATTGGGGAGGTGTTCTAAATGTATCAATACTTAACTCACGATGGCCCGGCCGTCACTGCGGGCGCACTCATGCTTACCGGCGCTTTCTCCGGCGAGATGGAACCAATTGACCGCGTATTTGAAGAAGACACGCCGGGTGTTTGGACGGCGGGCGGTTCCGTCTTTTTTGAATTCAACGGGCGCGAATACTCTCAGGATTTCTGCGCCGCGTGGTTCGAAGACGGAACAACTGACTATTGGGACGATGATGCCCCGCTGATGGTTTACAGCAAAAGCGACGGCGGGCCGATTGAAGCCACCGGCGCAGAGTGCGCCGCCATCGAACGCGCGGTAGGCGGCCTGGCAGCGCTTTATCAGGCGTTTTTAGACGCGCGGCACGCCGCGGCGGAAGCGGCTAAAGCGAAGGCGCTTGCATTCTTGAGAGAGTGCATTAAAGAAGGGGAGGCTTAGCGATGTATACAGCAAAGAATGGCGGCGAAGCGCTGCAAAACGGCGTGTGGGCTATCCGCTATCGTGATCTTCAAGCGGCAGTTACAGCGGCATTTAGGTACGCGGTTAAACAGTGCCGGGCGCTTAGTGAAACCGATCCGGAGCCGGATCAATCCCGGCGCGGGGATACGACCGCGGCCGAAAACTTTCAGGGCTACGCCCGCTGGCCGATTGATAACCGTTTCGGTTCGATTGAGGTAATAAACGAGAAAACGGGCGCGGTAGCCGCCAGGATTACAGCGCGCTTTTACAGCGTCGATGGGGCCCGTACGGTTAGATATGAGCGAGTTAAATCGCCCTACGGCCGGACGTATGAAACGCCTGTTACAGAACGCTTTACAGGTATTCGCTTCTCGCTTACAACTGAAGTACTCGAAAAGGGGGCGGCATGATTCGCACCGAATATACTCTGCTAGCGGAGTACCGCGGCGGCCGGAAAGAGGAATTGTTAAACCGAAAAGGGCGGCCGTGGGCGCAAAACTGGGGCGCAAAGCGCTACGGGGAAAAATACATCGCGGCCGCCGCGGGGCTGCAGTCGCTTTCTATCATCGTGCGCCGCTTTGCCCCGGATGGCCGTTGCTATGACCTACAAAGGAAATGGGTTTACACCGCCTCAGCTTAATTTCCCTCCCCTTAACCAGTAGGCCGCGCGGCCTATCACCTCAGTGCCCGGCGTCAGTGGAATACACTGCGCCGGGTTTTTCTCTGTTGTAATCATCAATTCCCCGGTAAGTGACGGCGTAAGGGTGCGAAGGATTATCCGCCCGTCTAAATTCAGGACGAAAAAGCCGGGAGCCGGTGTCGTGTCTTTCAAATCGATAAGTAATCGATCACCGGGGATAAAGCGCGGCGCCATGATATCGCCCGAAACTATCCACCCGCGGAAATCACCCGGAGCCCGGCCGGGAAAGTTAGCCGCCATATCCGCCCGATCAAACAAAACCCGGGGTTTTGCCCCCGGGCGTGTCTCTGGCGTATGTAAAAGCTCAATTTCGAGCGCGTCATTTTCTTTAATGCCGCCCTCAGGGCTCGCGGAAAAAGGGCGCGGCAAATTCCCCGGAGCGCGGCCGTGATCTTCACTCATCCACCCTTGCGGTAAGCCAAAGGCCTTTTCGATTTCAAGGCATTTCGCGGGGCCTAATGAGCGCGGCCCGCCGCCCGTGCGCCTTATCCCTGAAGCGGCTTGATATAGGTATGGATGCCGCCGGGGTAATCCAAGCTTTACATTTAACTCAGCGATTGAACCATGTTTGGCGGCTAAAAGTTTTAGGTTTTCTCTTCGGACGTCGCCTAAGGGTAGCGATTTTGTTTCAGTTTGTAACATAACTAGGTGATTTTGGCTTAGTTGATTAGGGGGCGTCGCCGCGTTGTTTTATGCCCTTACGCTTTTTCGTGCGTTTCGGAGACTTCGCGCGGCTTTAGCGCCTTACGCTTTTTCGTGCGTTTCGCAATATTTAGTTGCTTACGCGCTCTTTAGTCTTATGCAAACTCCGTAAGAAATGTAATTTCCTTACACTTCTTACACTTTTAAAGCCCTGTCAGTAAAAGTCGTACGTGAGAGATAAAGGAAAGGCCTCACGTAAGGGGTTTTATGATCGGCCTTGAAAAACGTAAGAAGTGTAAGGCGTAAAAAATTTAGCAGATTATAAGCAGAATTAAAGTTAAGGCTAACGCCGTGGCGGCTTATCCACCCCGAAGCCGCGGAAAAACCGCGAATCCCTGGCGCGCGCAGCCGCTATCCTCAGCCCCATATTGCCGCCGATAATTTCCTTTGAAATCAATGCACTACAATTCAACATAATTACAGTTATGTTGAATTATCGGGGGTGTTTTTCCTGCAAAATCGCGACGGGGTGGGGGGAGCCCCAAAGCCGCGCCGCGCCCCTTGGGGTGCTCGACCGGATGGCGGCGGGGGTTTCGGACCGAAAAGAACTTTCGCGGCGAAAGTTCCGATAATTTTTCGGCTATGATGCGGGCTACGTGAGCAACTCGTCGGGAGCAGCGGAAGGTGAAGCACGAGGTGAACGAGCTAGGACGGCGCATAGGGGAAGGCCACCCCAGGGCACGCTACTCGGACGCCACGGTGGAGCAGATTCTGCGGGCTTCGGAGGCGAAGGTTTCGAGCCAAACGATCGGGGCATTGTTGAAAATGCCTTCATCGACGGTTCGGTCGATTTTGAACGGGAAAGCACGACGGCAGGAGCCGAGCGTTTGGGAGAAGCGGCCATGGCGGCTACGACGAAAGCAAAGCCAATGAAGCGGGCACTGACTACCGCTTTGAAGGCGAAGCGGACGGCGGACGCAGGGCGCACTCCCCGCAAGCGCAACCAGGTGGTGCTTGCCACGAAAATCGCGGAGTACGAGGCGGTGATGCCGGAACTGTGGGAAGCCCTCAGGAACGGCGAAAGCGCTTCGGCGGTGGCGCGAAAGCACGGTATGGTTCCGGGCAATCTCCGGAGCTATGCCTGGCGAAACCACCGCGAAGAGTACGATGCGGCTCAGAAGGAAGGCGCAGATATCCTCGCCGACCGGGCGGTAGCCGCAGCGTCTCAGGCGAACGAAGCGATGGAGACGATTGAAACGACCTACGCCGACGGGTCGACGACGGTTGCGGTGAAACGCTTCGACAATGTGAACCGGGCGAAACTCGCCGCGGACTCGCTGTGGAAGATGGCGGCCATGAAAGACCCGGAACGCTACGGGTCGAAAGCGGGGCAGCAGGAAGTTTCATCGATCGCGACGGAGATCGTCGCGGCACGTAAGCGTATTTGTTCCGAGACCACGTGAGCCGAGGCGGAGTACCTGCGGGGAAGAGCACAGTAGGGATCGTGCAAGGCCGGTAAAGGGCCGGTTCTCGGAGCAAAAAAAATTTTCCTCAGGTGAGAAGCGAGTTCCCCGGGCTCGATAAAAGCCGGGGGCCAATTTTTGGGGCTAGGGGCGTAGCCAAGCGGTAAGGCATCGGATTTTGATTCCGTTTACCGGTGGTTCGAATCCATCCGCCCCTGCCAAAGAATCCGTCCTGTGAAACTGAGGGACGTTAAAGATGAAAGCACCTATTTTCCAGTTTCTGGTATAAGAAACGGCGTTCAGTTCAAAGGGATACTGCAAATACACCAGGTAGCTCCTGGTATGCGGGAAGAGATAGAACCAGTAACCGACGTGGGTTGACAGGTTTAAAAACTTAGTAGGCTTGATATACCTGCACGCAGCCATAAGTTAGTCTGTTTTGAGGTTGCACCTATTGTCTAGCGGCGTTAGTAGGAAAGTCGCCGGTTCGAACCCGGATGACGGCGCCAGTAACGAAACAACACCCGCCACGCTGAGCTTCCGGTATTGCGCCCTCCGATCTGAGGGAAAGCTCACTGGATGATGCGCAACAAGGCGGGTTATCTAACACAAGCAACGCATCGCGCCAGGGCCCCCTGTCCCGGCGGTGCGGCCCCCGGAGGGCGTTAGGAACGGTTTTCGCCGTGCTCTCCGGGGGTGCTGATCGGTTTTCTACTTCTCCATTACGATACCGTCGTATTCCACCTGTTTTTCAACGTGGAAAAGACTGATTCCGGTACCTGCCGGCATTTTAGCTATTTCTGCGTCTAACTCTTTGATATCCATGGTTTTACCCCCTGCCGGTAAAGTCATCTTTTTCTCAGTCATTTTCATTCTCTAAAAAGGTAGCACTGACCCCGCCATTCTACGAGGTGAGGCTTGGGGGGTGGCGCCTTGGGTTAAGCGCATCGTAGCAACTTTCGAACTCAATCCGGGTGAACGTGATTTCCCGCTCTCCCGGAATAAACTCCAACCGAATGATGAGTTCCTTCTCTCTGCCAAGGCGAAAACTTGGCCTACGGAAGCTGGCCCGTATTGCAGGCATATCTTTGCTTCGGGAGACCTAGGCGTTGTAGATGCTGACGGCCAGTGCGCCGAACGCCGCAATATCGGTAGCTGATACTTGCATCGTTTTTACAGCATAAGGCCGATTGAGAGGCCAACTGTAGCGACACCAACGATGAGGAATATCAGCCCGGAGTCATCTTTTGTGTAAAGGGCCTGCACGATCATGGCCACCCCTAGCCAAAAGCAAGAGAAGGCGTATCCGTCGTTGTCGGGAAAGACGGTATGGAAGATCAGGCTGCTGATAACAAAGATAATCGCAGCGATAATCCAAGGCGCGTATTTCATACGCTATTACCTTATTTAAAACAGTAAGTCTAAGTGAATTTTAGCCGACGTCGCCCAAGAAAGAAATTTCGCCTCGGGTTAAGCGAAGCCTGATTTAAGTCAAAAGCGCGTGGCGTATCCGTGTTGCTATTGTGCTTTAATATGGCTTAACGTATTAGCAATAAAGGCTAAACAAAATGCTTTACCAAGGATTTACCCCGAGAGGAATTGTCGAAATTCTTCTGAATTTTGGCTGGTCGCAGAAGGACATAGGTGACGCTATCGGCCGCAGCGACGTCGCTATCTGCAACATCGCGACAGGGCGGTCGAAGCCGAAGAAGGAAACCGTTGACAAGTTGCTTGAGCTCGCAGAACGCGAAGCGAAGAAGCTCGACGATCTTCGTGAACGCCTTGTCAACTATTTGGACGCCGCTAAATGACCACCTCTTTCATCCATCGCTACGGGCCTGAGATCGCCCACGATTACCCCGTCTGCGCGATTGAGCCGGGGCAGAAGCGCCCCATCGGTAAGGAATGGCAGAAGCATCCGCTCTCGCCGGAAGAATGCCGCGATTACCCGAACGAAGCCGCAGGCGTCGGCATCATGTGCGGGCAGGGCGACAACCCGGTGTACGCCGTTGACGTAGACGTTTACGCCGATGCGGACTGCGCCCGCGCCATCTACCACATGATCGAGGAGGCGACGGGCCAGGCTGATCTCCCGTACCGCGTCGGCAACTATCCGAAGCTTCTCGTTCCGCTCATCGGTACGGAAGTCGGCTGGAAAAAGATGACGACGGCCTGGTACGAGAAGGACGGCCTCCGGTCGCGCGTCGAACTTCTCGGCGACGGGCAGCAGTTTGTCGCGGCCGCCATCCACCCGGATACCAAACAGCCGTACGAATGGCACGGCGAACGTCTGGGCGGCTCGCTGATCGACATTCCTGAAGCGATGCCGATCGTCTCTCTGGCGAAGCTGCAGGACATCCTGCGGAAGGCCGAGAAGATTCTCGAAGCCCACGGTTGGCAGAAGGCGGACGGTGGCTCCGAAGTGAAGGGTACGGAGATTTCCGCCGACGAACTCGCACCTCAGTACCCGATTGGGGCTACGATCGAAGAAGCCCGTACGTGGCTGGCGGATATGCCGGGCAAGGACGATTACGACGTTTGGCTCAAAGTCGGTATGGCGCTCAATCACGAGTTCGGCAAAGGCGCGTACTCGGAGGAAGCCCTGCAGGTTTGGGACGAATGGAGTCGGGGCAGTAAGAGCTACAAGGGCTTTGACGACCTGCTTTACCGTTGGACGGGTTTCGGGCGCCGACTCGGGCGCTCCGTCACCTGCCGCTGGCTTCAGTATGAGTACCAGCGCAGATACTTCGACAAGGCCGCGGAGCCGACGGAAGAAGGCCGCGCCGCGCGGTTTGCCTCGTACTTCCGAGGTTCCGTGCGGTATGCCATCGATACCGAACAGTGGTATCAGTGGACGGGGCTCTTCTGGCGGTTGCTGAGTCCGTCGGAAGCGGAAAGTCTCGCGGGGTATGCGATTGACGAGCTACTCCGCTTTGACATCGACGCGGCTCGTAAGGCGGGGAAAGAGGACGCGGAACTCGCGCAGTGGAACAAACTCTACCGTGCGATGCAGAGCGGCAACAAGCCCCGGATGATTCTCGCGGAAGCCCGCAAGTACAAGATCATTCACTGCCTCTCGACGGACTTCGACAGCAATGCTCGGTACTTCGGCGTCCGCAACGGCGCGATCGACCTTGAGACGGGGGCGTTCTGCAAGCCCGAACCCGCGATGCTCATTAGCTTCCGGGCGGGTACGTCGTACGATCCTGAGGCGAAGTGCCCTACGTGGGAGCAAACGGTGAGCGAAGCGTTCTTCGACGACCCCGAGATGATCGACTATGTGCAGAGGCTTTTCGGCTACACGATCCTCGGGAAGCCATACGAAGAAGTCATGGCGATTTTCTACGGCAACGGCTGTAACGGTAAGTCCACGATCGTGAACGTCATGCGTGATCTCTTCGGGGACTACGGCCACACGGCAAGCGCGGAACTGCTTACGAGCGTCGGCCGCCGCTACAGTAACGCAGGCGGCGCCCGCGCGGACTTGATCGCATTAAAGAGCAAGCGCTTTGTCGTCGTGTCGGAAATCGATCAGCGGGCGCGCATGCAGGAATCCGACATGAAAGCGCTGGTCTCGACGGACGAGGTGTCGGCCCGCGGCATGTACCAGTCGCAGATGAGCACCTTCCGACCGACGTGGGTGGTGACGATGCTCACGAACTATCTGCCGACGATCGACGGTACCGACAACGGCGTCTGGCGTCGTATCCATGCCGTGCCCTTTGACCGCGACTTTGACAAAGACGAGACGGTGAAGAAGGACGTGCACCGCGCTGACAAACTCCGTGCGGAACTCCCCGGCATCCTCAATTGGGTGCTCGAGGGGGTGAAAAAGTACAACGACTGCGGGTTGAAACAGCCGCCGAAAGTCGCGGCCGAAAGCGCAGAGTACAAGTCGTCGCAGGACATCATCGGTGAGTGGCTCAGCGAGCGGTGCGTGAGTAAGCCCGGTGCGGCGGCGCCAACGTCTGTGGCGTGGGCGTCGTGGGACGCATTCTCAAAGCAGAACGGGTACCAGCACGACATCAACAGCAAGGCAAAGCTCACGAGGGCTTTGGCGCGCCGAGGGTTCCGGGTGCAGACGCAATGGGTTAACAGCCGCGCGGTGCGTTGCTACATGGGGATATCAATCGGGGATGACTTTGAGGAGCTGTTATGACGCGGGTTGGGACTTAGCGCGATTGAGACTGTCTAAGGCGGTTTGCGCAGCGATCGGTAAATCGAAGAACTCTTCCGTTAAGCGGTTTATGAAGGCGGAAAGATTTACCGCCAGGGCGCGAGCTTCGGGGTTGCTGATCGAGAAGTCGAAAGTTTCTCGATGCACAGCCTCATTGCCGACGAGACGGCAAGCGTCGCACAGCTTTTTCATGCGGGGTGTGAGGCCGAGGCTTTCAATCTTTTGAACGAGTCTATCGCCTTTTCCGCCTGCCTCCGTCACGAGCCTTTCAAGGCAGACGCGAAGCAAGGCGCAGGCCGCGCGAGGAGACGCATTGGCGATAGCTTGGGCTTCTCCGAAAACGGTACGGACGTTTTCCGGCATGTTGGGGGCGGGGCGAATACCGCTACCGGTCGGGTAGACGATTTCACTGTTGATCTGAATAACTCCGCTGCCGCAGTTTGGGCAGCGCCAAAGACAGACTTTTTCAGGTGGGTAGAACTCGCACTCGGACGCGCGAATTTTAAATGTGTCGTTATAGGCGAGGCCGCAGGGATCGAATGTGCGGCCCTCCCTGTCACGCATGAAGGCGAGGAGGACGGGGTGCTGAGTAAATAGCCCCGTGACTCCGCAGTAAGGGCATGACATTGACTGCGTATTAGTTAAAGGAGCGGTGTATGACGTCATATCAGGTGGCAACGAAACAAAGGGTTTTGAAAGCAGGAAGCGCGTTTAAGGCGATTGAGCGCGCGAGGCAAATTCTCGCACAGCTAGAAACGTATGCAGAGCAAACAGCCGATAAGGACTTCCCTGACCTGGGGAAAGTGGCGGAAAAAACCCACGCATTGCGTGGCGAGGTCGATCAAATTTTAGTTGGGCTGACGGAAGCCCGCATAGGAGAGTAAGTATGGAACTCGACTTTTTGAGGGACGGCGAGGTTGAACTTCGCGGTCGTAAGGAGCGTGAACGCGATGCGGTTATTGCGGCGGCGTTCCACGAAATTGCTACTAGCGCGCAAGCCCTCGGCGCGTATCCGGCGAAAGTCCTTTTGCCTCGCATCGAACAGCTCTGCAAAGAATGCCGTGACACAATGGAGAAGCCGCTTCTCATGGACATTTTGTTGACGACCGAGTGGGGCCACGTTATTAAGAACGGCGATTATGAAGACGCTGGGTTTAGAGCCATATCGAAGGACGAAAAGCTCATGGTGATTATGTATCCGCGGGGAAAGGCCGCCGCTGTTTACCCTCTCGACGCCGAAGGCGTCATGGACGTAGCTAAGGGGCCTTCGGTGCAGGAAAAGCTTGTCGCGCCCGACTGGAAACGCGCCATGGCGGTTTTCGATTGGCTGCTGAGACGGTCCTGATATGAACCGCGCACTTTGGATAACGATTGCAGGGATCGTTGTTTTCCTTTTGTATACCTGCGTCGCCCCGGCGCTTTTGTCGTCGGACGACTTTATCTTCATCACGCTCGGCTTGCTGGCCGTGGCATTGCCGATTGTGGTGGGGGCTATGTATTTGCCGCAGTACATGACGGGCGGCGCAACGGTTCCCTTTGTCCCGGTGAAGTGATGTTTCCTGGCGGCTTCTGGGGCCTTACGAGACTTCGAAGCTGACGAATGAAAACGGACTTGCGTCCGACGATGCCCTTTCAGATCAACACTGAGAGGGCATTTTTATGGACTCAAAAACCGCGCAGCTTTTAGCGGAGGACTTGGCGGCTTGTTACGACGATCCTCTCCGTTTTGTCCTTTGGGCGTTTCCCTGGGGCACGATGCCGGAAATGTCGCTGGTGAAGCTTCCGGAGAAGTGGCGGGCGAAGTATCCGAACTGCGAATACGGCCCCGACGTGTGGGCGTGCGAATTGTTGGACGACGTTGGCCGCCAGGTGAAGGAGCGTAAGTTCGACGGCAAGCACGCCGTGGAGCCGATCCGCATGGCAGTGGCGTCCGGGCACGGCATCGGTAAGCTTTTGGAAAACAACGTGTTTGTCGACACGCCGGACGGCGTGAGGCGATGGGGGGATATTCAGGTTGGCGATCGATTGTGGGGGCCGGACGGTAAGCCGACTTCCGTCGTTGCTATTCCGTATGAAGGCGTCCGCCCTTGCTACAAGGTTACGTTTGACGATGGGTCGAGCACTATCGCGGGTAAGGAGCACCTCTGGACGGTCAAGGGCCGGAACGAGCGGAGAACCGGCGGCGATTGGGTGACGCTTGAGACGCACGAAATCTTGGAGCGCGGGGTTAAGCGCAAGAACGGCAAGGCTTTTGCCCGCCAGTGGGAGGTACCTCGGTACGAACCCGTGGAGTATCCGGAAGCGGATCAGCCACTGCCGCCGTACCTCGTCGGCCTTGCGTTGGGGAATGGCTCGGCCCCGCTTAACGGGTCTCTGCGAATCGACACCCCGTCCGGCGAGGTAATGCTGAAGATTGACGAGCTTTACGGGCTTTGCAATTGCCGCGTGGATTACAACGAGGGTAAAAGGCATTGCGCTACCGTCAGCTTTAAGGGGTGCCAAGAGAGCGTTCGTGCGTCGGGACTGGCGGGATGCCGGAGTTGGGAAAAGTTTATTCCGAATGCGTACAAGTACGCCTCGGTTGAGCAACGGGCGGAGCTGTTCCGTGGGTTGATCGATTCCGACGGTGAGGTAACGAAGCAGGGGGCGCTTTGCTATTCGACGGTCAGCAAGCAGCTTTGCGACGACGTGCTTTGGCTTGCGCGGTCCTTGGGTGGAAAGGCTCAGGTGCAGCCGACGGTTAAGAGGGCGTTTTACTACGGCAAGGACGGCGAGCGGGTTGACTGCAGGGATTGCTATCGCTTGACGCTGACCATGCCGAGGGGCTTCGTGTGCGGCTATTACCAGAAACGGGTGTCCCGTATTAAGCCGCAGGTTGAAGACCGGTACTTGACTCGCTGGATCGAATCCATCGAACCCGTTGGCGACTTGGCGGGTAAGTGCGTGACGGTGGATCGGGAAGACGGCTTGTTCTTAGCCAACGACTTCATCGTGACGCACAACTCGGCTATCACCGCATGGATCGTGTGTTGGATCATGGCGACGCGCCCCAACTGCAAAGGCGTCGTGACGGCCAACACGGCGGCGCAGCTTGAGACGAAGACGTGGGCTGAAATCACGAAGTGGATGCGGCGCTCCCTCGTGAAGGATTTGTTTGACTGCAAGTCCACGTCCATCACGGCGTTGGAGTCGCCGGAGTCGTGGCGAGTGGACGCGCTCACTTGCCGCGAAGAAAACGCTGAATCTTTCGCAGGCCAGCACGCGGCTTCTTCGACGCCTTTCTACGTCTTTGACGAAGCGTCAGCTATTCCCGAGGCCGTTTACGACGTGGCTGAAGGCGGCCTGACCGACGGTGAGCCGATGATCTTTCTCTTCGGCAACCCGACGCGTAACAGCGGCCGATTCTTCGAGTGCTTCCACAAGCGCGCCAAGTATTGGAACACGCGCACGATCGACAGCCGCAACGTCGCCATCACCAACAAAAAGCAGATCGCCCAATGGGAGGAAGAGTATGGGGAGGACTCCGACTTCTTCAAAGTCCGCGTGAAGGGCGAGTTCCCAAGCCAAGGCGCCGATCAGTTCATCCCGGCGGCGCGTGTGCGTGCGGCGATGGATCGGGGTTCTCCCGCGACGAACGCGTCGACGTGCGCCATGGTGGGCGTGGACGTGGCGCGGTTTGGCGACGACGACACGGTGATCTTTACCCGCATCGGGCGCGACGGGGCGACGGTACCGGTGAAGCGGTTCCACGGGCTCAACACGGTGCAGGTGGTGGGGCAGGTGAAGGAGCATATCCGCTATCTCCGTACGACGCTCAAGGTGCCCCGCGTGCACGTGTTCGTGGACGAAGGCGGCGTCGGTGGCGGCCCCGTGGATATCCTCAAAGAGGATGGATTCCCTGTGCGCGGCATCAACTTTGCCGAGACGCCGGACGACAAGGACAAATACCCCGGCAAGCGCGAGGAGATGTGGGATCGCATGGCCGAGTGGCTGAAAGAAGGATCGCTCCCGGACGACAAGGAGCTGCAGGAGGATTTGGTGTCTCCGACGTATTCCTTTGACACCTACGGTCGCAAGAAGCTCGAAAGCAAGAAGGATATGAAAAAGCGGGGGCTCCGTTCTCCGGATGCCGCCGACGCCGTAGCGCTTACCTTTGCCTGCCGCGTGAACGAGTACGAGGGCGAATACGGCGGACGCCGGGAAAGCCAGCTGGCGCAGGGGCGGCGCAACTACAACCCCTTTGCGAATCTCATGCGGAAGTTCTTCTGATGAATGTAATCGGAAGCGCGGAGGATGATGCGGCCATGACGAACGAAATCACCACCCCAAAGATGCACGCCGTTTCTGCCGGATGGCAAAAGCGTGTGAACGCCCTTGCTGATTTGTTTTCTCAGATCGGCGAGGTTCCCCTACCCGTGGAGCAGCACCTTCACGGCGGCGTCTACTCGCGCACGTTGCTGCAGAAGGCGGGTGTCGTCTGTGCGACGGCTCTCGTGCGTGTTCCGACGCAGCTCATCGTGAGCGGCCACGCCCGCATTTATTGCGAAGACAACGTAATCGAGGTGAAGGGCTACCGCGTGTTGGAAGGCTTGCCCGGACGGCAAATGGTTGTCTACACGCTCGAGGATACGTGGGCGACGTGCTTCTTTGCGACGCAGGCGAAGACCGTGGCGGAGGCAGAGGCGGAAGCTGTGGGCGAAGAGGTGGCGCGGTGTTTGACGAATCATCGGCTTTTGGAGGGATGACATGACTTTTGGAATTTCGACGGTGGGGGCTATCATGCTCGCGGGGGCGATGGCGACTGGGGCTTCTGTCTACAGCGCCGATCAGCAGCGGCGCGCGACGAACCGTGCTTCCGACTTGCAGGCGCAGGCGTCCCGTGACGCACTGACGCAGCAGCAGGCGGAGCAGAACCAGGCGAACCAGCGCACGGCGGATACGGAATCGATCCTTGAAGGGAACAGCCAAGGGGATACGCAGTCCACGATGCTCACGGGGGCGAATGGGTTGACGCTTGACGATTTGATCCTCGGGCGCGGTACGTCTTTACTCGGAGGGCGTCAGTGATGGAAGACGATCTGATGGAAGGCCTCTCTCTCGGGGATGAAGCGCCGGAGGAAGAAAACCCGGCGCCCGCTGAAGATGAATTGGGCGGCGGCCTGTCGCTGGGTGAGGACGAGGAAGAGAAGCCCAAAGAAGCGCCGCAACCCGACGATGTACCGGAGAAGTACGAAATCGAAGGCGAGAACGACGCCTTTAACGAGGCCGTGGGGAAGGTGGCTCGTGAACTTGGCCTGTCGCAGGAGAAGTTGCAGAAGGTTTCTACGGCGATCGATACGGCTCGGGACGACGAAACCTACGAGATGGCGAAGGCGTGGGCAGTGCAGGTTAAGCAGGACGAAGAGATCGGCGGCGAGAAGTTTGAAGAGTCGCGGCTTTTGGCGCGCGAGGTGTTCGATAAGTATGCACCGTCCGAGGAGCTGAAGTACATGCTCATCAACTCGGGGCTGTCGAATCACCCGGACTTTATGCGGATGATGGTGCACATCGGGCGTGATCTGAAGAAGGGCGGCACTCAGACGCGCAGCCGGTTCCCGAACAGTCGCATGGAGGATTAGCCATGGGTTTTTTCAGCAGTATTACGAAGCCCTTTAAGAGACTTACAAAGGCACTGGGGAAAGGGGTTAAAGACGTCTTCAAGATGGGTAAGTCGGCGTTGAAGAACAGCTTCAGCGATCTGCTTCACCCCGATCGCCTGATTAAGAACACGCTGAGAAATCCTTTGGGGCAGATAACCCGGATGGTCGGCGCCGACATCTTTTTCCCCGACGGCCCCAGCGCCGGGCAGCAAAAGCAGTTGGCGCAGTATTCGAGCGGCGACGGTGATACGGCGTCTCCGCAGGAGCGTGCTCGTATGCTGTCTCGTCAGGGTATGCAGGGTACGAACCCCATCATGCTCCTTGGTCAGGACTTTCAAGACACGGCGCTCGACCACGAGGAAAAGCTCGGAGGTAAGGACGTATGACGGACGATCTGAAGCGCCGCTGCCTTGAGCGCTGGGAAGCGCTGAAGTCGGAGCGCACTTCGTGGATGACGCATTGGCAGGAAATCTCCGAGGTGTTGACACCGCGTACGGGGCGGTTCCTCGTTTCCGACAACAACAAGGGTGACAAGCGGCACCGCGCTATCTTGGACAACACCGGGACACGCGCTCTGCGCACCTTGGCGGGCGGCATGATGGCCGGGATGACAAGTCCCGCTCGCCCCTGGTTCCGCTTGACGACCTTGAACCCTGAGCTCGACGAGAGCTACGAGGTGAAGGATTGGCTCGGACGCGTGACGAGCCTCATGCAGATGGTGTTTGCTAAAAGCAACATCTACCAGTCTCTCACCATGGCCTACGAGGAGTTGGGGGCGTACGGCACGGCGGCGGTGATCCTCTATGACGACCCCGACAACGTTATTCACTGCATGCCTTTGACGATCGGCGAGTACGCCATTGCCACGGACGGCCGCGGGCGAGTGAACACGCTCTACCGCGAATTCCGCATGACGGTGGCGCAGCTTGTGCAGGAATTTGGCTACGCGAGTTGTTCGGGTGCGACGCAGCAGATGTTCGACAAGCGTCAGTACGACGAATGGGTGACGGTGGTGAACGCCATCGAGCCCCGCGATATGCGTGATCCCGAAAAGATAGACAACAAGAATATGCCGTACCGCTCGGTGTATTTCGAAGACTGCGCGGAAGATAAGAAGATTCTCCGTGAGTCGGGCTTCCGGACGTTCCCGTGCCTCTGCGGCCGTTGGGGCGTTTCGGGCGGGGACATCTACGGCACGTCCCCCGGAATGGAAGCCCTGGGCGACTTGCATCAGCTGCAGCAGGAACAGCTTCGGAAGTCGCAGGCGATCGACTACCAGTCCAATCCCCCGGTGCTTGTTCCCGCGGATTTGAAAGACGACGAGTCGGCGATTGTTCCGGGCGGCACGGTGTTCGTGGATTCCGTCTCGCAAGCGCAGATGGTGCGTTCCGCGTACGACGTACCGCTCCGCCTGGACTTCTTGCTGCAGGACATCCAAGACGTCCGCGCCCGTATCAACGAGGCGTTCTACAAGGACATTTTCATGATGCTCACGGAGCAGGGCGGCGATCGTATGACGGCCACCGAAGTTGCAGAGCGCCATGAGGAAAAGATGCTGATGTTGGGGCCGGTGCTCGACCGCCTCAATTCCGAAATGCTTGACCCGCTCATCACGTTGGTGTTCGAGCGCCTGCAGGCGAACGGCATGCTGCCGCCCTTACCGGAAGAACTCCAAGGGGTGGAACTCAACGTGGACTTTATTTCGATCCTCGCGCAGAGCCAGAAGGCGGTGACGACGAACGCCATCGATCGCTTTGTGAATTCGCTCAATGCCGTAGCCGGGATGAAGCAGGATGTGTTGGACAAGTTCAACGCCGATCGTTGGGCTGACACATACGCCGACTCCCTGGGCATCGACGCGCAGCTCATCGTGCCTGACAAGGAAGTGGCGAAGCTGCGCGAAGCCCGTGCTCAAGCGCAGGCACAGCAGGCGCAGTTGGAGCAGGCACAGCAGGCGGCCTCGACGATGAAGGATGTGGCGCAGGCGCAGATCGATCCTATGCAGCCGCAGGATATCAACAACCTCTTCGCGGGGTACTGACGAATGAAGGAACACACCGATGAAAGAATCTGCACCAACTGAAAAGGACATCCGTCGAGAGCAGTTTGAGAGCGACTTCCGGTGGTTCATGGGTGACGCCCGCGGCCGCCGACTGATGCTGAGGCTCCTTTCCGACATTGGGCTTTACCGATGCTCGTACGACCCGGGGCTTCAGAACGCGACGACGGAGATGCTTTTTCGCGAAGGAATGAAAAACGTGGGGTACCGCCTGGTGAGCGACATCAACCGGGTGTGCCCTGAAAAGTATCACCTCATGTTGAAGGAAGGAACAAATGGCCGAAGAACCGATTCCCGCGGCGCCGGAGACGAACCCGACGCCGCCCGCGCCTGAAACGCCGCCCGCGCCTGAAACGCCGCCCGCAGAACCCGCAGCGCCTGCTGCTCCGGAAGTACCCCCGGCGCAACCGGCGCAGGACGAAAAGCCCGCGGAGACGGCAGACGCGCCGAAGGAAGAAGTCCCGGAAGACTACGGCGACTTCACCGACGAGAAGGGCGTGGCGTTCTCCTCGAAGGACATGCCGGAATTTACGGCGATGGCGAAGGAGCTCGGCCTCTCGAAAGATCGGGCTCAGAAGCTTCTGATGACGATGGTTCCCACGGTTCGCACGAAGCTGCAGACGTCCATCAAGGCCGTTAACGAATCGTGGAAGCAGGCGACGCTCACCGATCCCGAAATCGGCGGCGCGAACGTGAAGACCAATTTGGAAGTCGCGAACGTCGCATACAAGAAGTACGCCTCGCCCGAACTCGCCAAGCTTTTGAAGAGCACGGGGTTGTCGATGCACCCGGACTTCATTCGAATGTTTTACCGCATTGGCAAACAGATTGAACAGGATCAGGGCGTTCAAGGCACCGGGGCTCCGCAGCCAAAGGCGCGCCTCTTTAAGAACTCTCCCGGCCTTTATTAGCTCTTTTTAAAAATTTAAACACAGCGCTTCGGCGGCCCTTTCCTCGGGGGCACAGGTGGCTCGAACGCGAACTCGAATCCATAGTGACAAGGAGGAAAGGATGAGTGAACTCAATCCGACCTTGGCCGATCTGACGAGTCGCATGACAAAGGACGGCCGCATCGATACGGGCATTATCGAAATGCTCAACGAAACGAACGAGATGTTGGATGACATCACGTTTCAGGAAGCCACGGGCGTAACGGAAAACGTTTCCACCGTCCGTACGGGGCTCCCGTCCGTCGCATGGCGTCGTTTGAACTACGGCGTCCCGAAGAGCAAGAGTAAGACGAAGCAAGTCTCCGACTCCATCGGCATGCTCGAAGCCTACGCGGAAGTCGATAAGAAGTTGGTCGATATCGCATCTAACAAGGAAGCGTACCGTCTGACGGAAAACCGCGCCTTTATCGAAGCGATGAACCAGGAATTCCAACGCGCGCTTTTGTTCGGCGATATCGCGGAAGACCCGGCGAAGATTCTCGGCCTCTCGGCGCGCTATACCACGGGTGTCCGTGGGGACGCCGATAACGCCATCAACGTCATCGACGCGGGCGGCACGGGTGACAATCTCACGTCCATGTGGCTTTTGTGCTGGTCGCCGCTTACGATGTTCTGCACCTACCCGAAGGGTTTGCCCGGCGGTTTGAAGGATGAAGACTTGGGCGAAGTTACGCTGCAGGACGCGGAAGGCCGCTACTACCAGGGCTACCGCAGCCACTACGAATGGAACGTGGGTTTTGTGCTCCGCGACTGGCGCTATGCCGTGCGCATCGCCAACATCGACACGAAGTCCTTGAAGAACGATCCGAAGACGGGTGACTGCGTTTTGGCCGATCTCATGATCGACGCCCTCGAATCGCTTCCCAACATCCGCATCGGCCGTCCGGCGTTCTACTGCAACAAGACGGTGAGCGCGTTCCTCCGGAAGCAGATTCGCAACGCGAAGAACGTGAACATTACCATGGGCGAAATTGCTGGTAAGACGGTGACGCAGTTCGACGGCGTGCCCATCCGCCGCGTGGATGCCCTGACGGTCGGCGAAGCCGCGGTTCCCTTTAAGTAGGAGCGAAACATGTTGGTAGATCAAAGTTTGGTTCTCACGGAGAACCAGAAGCTCACGGCGGCCGCTGCAGGCCAAAACGTGATCGATCTTGAAGAAGAAACGAGCACCACCGGTTTCTCGAAGGTTCTCGAAGTGTCGGCGACGATCGTCGCTGACGTGGCGGGTACGCTGCAGGTGAAGCTGCAGGAATGTGCAACGAAGAGCGGGACGTTTACGGACGTCGCCGCAGGCGCAGTGCTCACGGCGCCCAAGAAGGGGACGGTGATTCAATTCCCGATGCCGTACCACACGAAGCAGTTCCTCCGGATTTACTTCGGCGGTTCTCCCACGGCGGGCACGGTTACGGCGTTCCTCACCGAAGGCCGTCAGCAATGGCGCCCTGCAAAGCAGGCTCCGTCTTTGGCTGAGGTCACAGTGACGGAACAGGCGACTGGATAGTTTTTGCCTTGGGACTTTTGAGGGGCTTCGCGCCCCTCTCTTTTTTAGGAGGACGCGATGGCAACTCCCGTTACGATCTGCAACCTGGCGTTGTCGAGAATCGGCGACAGCACTACCGTATCGTCGATTGATCCGCCTGACGGAAGTGTTCAGGCCGAAGCCTGCGCCCGTCTTTATCCGGTGGCGTTGGATGCTTGCCTCGACCTTCACAATTGGTCGTTCGCCACGCGCCGGACGTCTTTGTCGGAGTTGGCGGCTAACCGCGTGCCTTTGGGTGGGTGGAAGAAGGCGTACATGCTTCCCGCGGACTGCAAGCGCGTCATCGACGTGAAGGGCGCCTGCGGGTTTCCGAGTCCGATGAAGGAGCCGTTCGAAGTCATCGGCACGGACTTCGGCCGCGTGGTGCTCACAAACGCTGACGAAGCCCACGCCCGCTACGTCTGCGGCGAACCGAAGAGTGGGCAGTTCACAGGGCTTTTCACTGATGCCCTGGCTTGGTTACTTGCAAGTTACTTAGCAGGTGAAACGATCCGCGGGGACTCGGCTTTTGCGTACGCGCAGAAGTGCCAGCAGCAGTTCACCCAGACATTGTCTTTAGCGATGAAGCAGGACGCTCGTGAAGTCCACGCGCCCCGTAAGTACGTCGCGCCTTGGATCGCTAGGAGATAAGCCATGGGACGAAAGCACCTTCAGCAGAGTTTTGCGGGCGGCGAACTGTCGCCCTCTATGTACGGTCGCCTGGACGATCAGAAGTATCAACAGGGCTTGGCAATCTGCCGCAATTTTGTCTGCCTCCCGCAGGGGCCCGTGCAGAACCGTGCCGGGTTCGCGTTCGTGGGGGAGGTGAAGGACTCCTCGAAGCCGCCGCGTCTTATTCCCTTTGTCTTCAGCTCGTCGGACACGATGGTGTTGGAGTTCGGGGAAAAGTATGTGCGCGTCATCACTCGCGGGGGCTTTGTTCCGAAGGCGGCGGGGAGTTCCGAGAAGCTCGTCATCACCACGCCTTACACGGCGGCGGACGTAAAGAGCCTTCACTACGCGCAGTCGGGCGACGTCCTGACGCTCGTGCATCCCAACTATCCCCCGAAGGAACTCCGGCGCTACGGCGCTTACGATTGGCGCTTGGTGGACGTGGATTTTGCCGCGCCTTTGCCTGCGCCTGCGGGGCTCTCCGGGAGTTATTACTGCGGAGACGAGAATGCCAAGGATGCGGAGAAGAAGGCCTACACCATCCGCTACCGCGTGACGGCCCTGAAGTCCTCGGACGAGGGCGACAAGGAAGGCCCGGCGTCTTCGACGCTCGAGGTGGTGGGGAACGTCTACCTTTCATCGTCCCGCGTCAGCATTACTTGGAATGCTGTTACGGGGGCGGAACGCTATCGCGTCTATAAGACGTACTCGGGCGTTTACGGCTACATCGGCGAAACCGAAGGCACGTCCTTTGTGGACAACAATATCGGCGCGGATACGAGCGTCACGCCGCCCCGGTACGAGGCGCCCTTCTCTGAAGGGGACTACCCCGGTGCCGTCTCCTATTTCGAGCAGCGCCGCATCTTTGCAGGCACCGACAAGCGGCCGCAGTTCGTGTGGATGACGCGCCCCGGCACGGAAAGCGATATGCACTACACGCTTCCGAGCCAAAAGGATAACCGTATCAAGTTTCGCATCGCCGCGTTGCAGGCGTCCCGTATTCGGCACATCGTCCCGTTGTCGAGCCTCATCCTCATGACGACGGGGGCGGAGTTCCGCGTGACGACCGCCAACGACGATACCCTCACGCCCTCATCCGTCGGGGTGAAGCCGCAGTCTTACGTGGGGGCAAGCAACGTCTCACCGGTGCTCGTCAATTCTTCCATCGTCTACGCGGCCGAACGCGGCGGACACATGTGGGAATTGGGCTACAACTGGCAGGCCTCGGGCTTTGTGACAGGGGATATGTGCCTTCGCGCAGCACACCTCTTTGATACGAAGGAAGTACAAGATATTGCTTTAGCGAAAGCACCATACCCCATCATATGGTGTGTTTCGTCCGACGGGACGCTTCTCGGGTGTACATATGTTCCGGAGCAGGGCGTAGGGGCTTGGCACCGGCATGACACGAAGGACGGGGCGTTTGAGTCCGTAGCGTGCGTTGCGGAGGGCGACGAGGATATCCTTTATGCAGTCATCCGTCGCACGGTGAACGGAAAGACAGTGCGGTACATCGAACGCATGCACGAGCGCGAAGGGCTGTCGCTGGAGAAGTCCTTTTTTGTCGACGCGGGCGTAGAAGACAATTATGCGACGCCGCAGAGTTTCACCACGGGGCTTCAACACCTCGAAGGCGAAACGGTGTCGATCCTTGCCGACGGAAAGGTGATGCCGCCCACGGTGGTGAAAAACGGCCGCGTGGATTTCCCTGACAAAGCGACGCACGTCATCGTCGGGCTTCCGATCGAAGCCGATATCAAGACGCTTCCCGTGGCGCTACAGACGCAGGACGGCGGGTATGCCCAGGGGTCGAACAAGAATGTGACGCGCGAGTACATCCGTGTCTACCGCTCCTCGGGGATCAAAGTCGGGGCGACGTTCGAGAACCTTTATCTCGTGAAGCCGCGTACCTTTGAGCCCTACGGTTCGCCCCCGGCCTTAAAGAGCGAAGAGCTCGAAGTCATGCTGGGGCCGAAGTGGACGGACTCAGGCGCTGTCTGCATCCGGCAAGATAATCCGCTTCCCCTCATGATTTGCGGACTGACGTCGGATATCGCTCTCTGACGATTGACCTCCGACGCGTGGGTAAGAATCCCGCCATCGGAGGTTTTTTCTTATGGCATACACCTATCACACCCAATACGGGGTGGACTACTACAAGCTGCTTCGGAACGGGCGGGTACCGATCTACGAGCAGAAAATCAACGCCGCGGGGCCGGATCGCCAGGCCACGGGCGAAACCGAACTGACGGCCTCAGGCTGGGCGGGCGTCGCCGGTGTCGGGATGGAAATCGGCAAGGGCATCGGCGAAGCCATCGGCGGCTACATCACCGCCCGTGCGCAAGCCCATGCGCTTCGTGCTCAGGCCGCCGTGACGGAAGACAACGCTTACGCCGCACAATTTGGCGTGGAGCAGGCGTTCCGTGCGGGGGAAGCCCAGTTGGCTCAGATCGGCTATAAGCAAGCGCAGACGAAGGCGGCGCAGCGCGTGGCGTACGCGGCCAACGGTGTCGCTATCGGCGTCGGTTCCTCGGCGGAAGTTATGGCTTCAACGGATATCCAAGCGGAGGTGGACAAAATCACTGCACGGCAAAACGCCCTTGCGCAGGCCTGGGGTTACCGCCGTCAGCGCATCATGGGCTTTGCGCAGGCCAAAGGGAATCGCATTATGGCGAACGCGACGACGCGGGCGGGGCGTGCGACGATGGTGGCGGGCTTGGCCTCGACGGCTTTGTCCGCTTGGGCAGGATTTGCAGGAGCTTAAGGTATGGCAATTGTTCCGGAATACGGCGGCCCGCAGGTGTCGCCCACCGTCGGCGCTGGTACGCAGGGCGCTCAGTTTCAGGCGATGGCCGCTCCGAAGGCGAACGTCCTCGCGCCGATGGAAAAGGCGATGGACAAAATCGGTCGCATGCAGGCGCAGCTTCTGGAGGAGCAGGACGACGCCATCGCGACGGATATCGACACAAAGTACGCCCAATATTGCCAGCAACTTTTGAACGACCCCAAGACGGGTTTCATGGCTCGTAAGGGGATCAATGCGCTACAGCCCGACAAAGACGGTGTATCGCCCGTAGATGCGATGATGCAGAAGGCGGACGTGTATCTGCAGGAGTTGATGGACGGCCGCACGAAGAACCAGATCGCGCGCGTGAAGGCGAAGACGGACTCCCGCACGACAGGGCTTTATGCTTCGGGAATGCAGCACGCAATGGCGGAGAACATCAGCTACAACGTCTCCGTTTATCGAGCCAATCTGCAGTCGGAGCAAGACGCGGGGTTGGCGGACTTCAATCAGCCGGAGAAGTTGGCGGAGCACGTGGCACGTGTGAAGCGCAGTGCCGGTATCCTCTCGAAGTACACGGGGGAAGACAGCCGCGCCAAGACGCGTGAAGCCGTGGCCGGGGTGTATAAAAACGCCGCCCTGGGCTTTCTCTTCGGTGCGAACAACGACCCGTCGCTTTACGGGCAGGGCTTGGCCTTTGTGCAGAAGAATGCCAAAAGCATGTTGCCGCAGGACGTCTTTGCGCTGAGTACGCAGTTCAACACGGGGATGAAGAACTATGAGGCGGTGATTTCCGCACAGGAAGGCATCGCCGCGCTGACGCCGCCGGATGCACCGACGGATCAAGTGATGGCAGCGATCCGCGGTAACGGTGCCGGTGCGAAGCCCTTGGCGGGGAGCGAGCATTACGTTATGTCCCAGGGCATTCGCGGTAATCAGCTCGAAGACAAGAACGGCGTCGTATCGATCGTTGAGACGAAAAAAGGCGGAGAGACGGCCTATGGCTCCGACGGCGTGACGCGCTCTATGGCCGAGGCCGTGGCCGGGAAGAAGCTCACGGACGAGGAATGGAGAGCGATCTACACCAGCAAGGATGAAAGCCAACGCGTGGGGCTTTCCTATCTCGGCGTGCTGGGAACAAAGTACGGTGAGACGGAAAAGGCCGTAGCGGCGTACGTCGGAACGCAAAAGGAAGTGGACGACGCCGTGGCGAAGGCGAAGAAGGAAGGCGGTGTTTGGACGCAATACCTTTCGAAGGAAACCGCAGAAGCCGCGGCTACCGCTTTACGCCGCCTGGACGGGGCGTTTGATGCCCCGGTGAAGGGGGCGGACGGCTCGGCGTTGTCGTTCCTTGACAACCGCTACGCTGCCCGCGCCTATCAGGGGGTCTCTGAGGAGGCCATGCGCGCCTACGCCCGTCAGCACCCGATGTCGATCGACCCGGATTTTGAGGATCGGATGGTGGCCTATATGAAGCGCTACGAGTCCGAGCGCATGAACGCTTACACGACGGAACACCAGAACGCCGTCAATACAGCGTGTAGCGAGTACGAACAAAACGGACAAATATCGGCGCAGACGCTCATGCGGCTAACGACGAAGGAACGTGTGGCTGTACGAAAGTACTGCCAGGAATTAGACGCGGGCGGCTTTACCACGAGCACTCATTACGCCGCGTACCTGGATACCCACCTTGACGAGTTGGGGAATTTCACCAAAGACGAACTTGACAACGCAATGCGTCTGGTGCCCAAGGCCTCCCAACGCCGTTTCCGCAAGGAGTGGGAACGCCGACACGGGCAGACGCAGGAACAGCTCGAAGCGCGCTATGCCGCCCAAAACGGCATGGTGACGCTGGGAAAGACGGGTGTGCACGTCGGCATGACGATGAAAGCGTTGGGCGATCTACTCCCGGGGTTCAAAAAGCTCGATACCGATCAGAAGGCAACGATCGCCGAAGGCATCATGAACCTCGCGGGTTTGACGGCGGCGATTGAAGGCGTGGACTTGAAGGACGCCAACAAGGCTCAACAGTTTGTGAGTGACCTCATCGCGCAGAACGTCTATACCGACGACAGTTGGTTCGGGCTTTCTAGCGAACGGAAGTCTATCTTCGAATTTAAGTATGGTGATCTCAATAAATACTTTAACAACGACGCCGCAATGATTGTTGACGAGCTGGCGAAACTTTCGGGCGGCGGTCGAAAAATGACGCCGGGGCAAAAGATGGGGAATTTGGTGAACTTCATGCTTTTAAAGAACGTCAACATTCCCGTGGGTAATTTGGCGCAAATTCCACGCATTCACAGCACGGTATACCGGCTGATCGATGAAGATATGCAGCGGAATTCCAAGTACGCCGGTATGAGCCCTGCGCAACGTCGGGCGTTGATCGAACCGGCGATGAAGAATGACACAGAGGTGGTGCGTCAATATCTGAAGCACCTTTTTACGGAGGGTGTGTAATGGGGCTTCTTGAAGAAATGCAGCGGGCGTCGGGGGCGTTGCCCGACGTGACGGTGAAGACGGATATCGAACCTGAGGCGGCGTCTCAGTCCTACAAGGCCGCGGCGGCCTACGGGGCGGATGTGAATGAAGTGGACGAGGATATGCGGCGGCGCTATAAGGAAGCGTCCATATTTGCCGATACGGAAGACGTCTTCCAAGACAGCATGCAGAGCCCCGTATTCCGCGCGGCGGTAAAGGGTGACGAGAAATCCGCTTCCACCCTGGGGCGGATCGTCCAAGCCACGGCCGGGGAGGTGGACGTGGATGAGGACGGGTACGTTTCGACGATCCGGAAGTCCGCCGCCCGCGGGGAGATCGGCCTCTCGCAAATGGGTGATATATCGAAACTCCTCGCCAAGCGCCAGGAAGTGAAGCGCCTTGATCGGCTCCTTTCTCTCGGCCTCGGTAAAGACGAAGACGCTCGTGCGTACGAAGAGGCGACGTCAGAGATCAAGGCACTCGCGAAGGATATCGTCCTGCAGGACGCGATGAGGAAAGTCCTCTCCGTCGGTACCCCCACGGCCAAGATGGCCGAAGCCTACGAGAAAGACGGCATGAGCGGGGCGATAAAGTCCATGGCCGACTCCGGGTTTTGGAAGACGGTGGCCGACATCGGGGTTGAGTCCGGCGTGGAATTCGGGGCGGCAGCCCCCTTGATTGCCGTCGCGGGGAAAGTCCCGGTGTTGGGCAACGTCGTAAGCGGCGTCGCGAGCGGCTACCAGGACTTTACACTGGGGCTTCTTGAGCGCATGGCGGAGCGCGGCGTGGACACGAGCAACGCCGATGAGGTGGCGAAGTTTGCCATTCAAAGCCCGGACTTTGACGACGCCGTGGCCGACAGTCTGAAGCACGCCGTGGGCGTGGGGCTTTTCGACGGCTTGAGCTTCGGCTTGGCGACGAAGGTAGTTCCGAAGTCTCTCGGCTCAAGCGCCGCTGTGAAACTCCCGAAGACGGCGCAGCTTTATGAGAACATCAACCGCAACGCCTTCGGCCACGCTTTCACCAATCTTGCCGCGCAGACGGTGGGGCAGGGAGCGATGGGCGCGGCGGGTGAAGCCGCGGGGCAGCTGATTGAGAAGGGTGAAGTTACCGACCCCCTGAGCGTCATGCTCGAAGCCGTGGGCGAATTTACCGGCGCGCCGCTCGAAGTTGCCACAGCGGCCGTAGGCGCTCGGTCTCGTGCCCGTTTCGCCGCTGCCAAAGCGCAGCGCGTGCAGGATCAGCTCCGTGAGGCCGCGCAGGTTATTCAGTCCTCGCCCTCCATGCAGAAGACGCCGGAACTGCGGGACGCCATGATGCAGCACTTGGCGGAACGCTACGAGGGCGCGGAATCGATTACGGTAGACGTCGCGACGTTGCACCAGGCGGATGATGGCCAAGAGGTTATTGCCGCGATTGAAAAGGCACTCCCCCACCGTCAGGCAGAGATTGACGAAGCCGTGGCATCCGGCGGCACGGTGGACTTGCCGTTGCAGGAATACGGCAAGGTGATTGCCGATCAACAGCTTTCCAATGCCGTCATCGACAATTCAAGCCTCCCCGGGGATGACTTGGCAGTGGAAGCGAAGGACGCGGAAAGTTCCGTCATCGCCGCAAAGAAGTTCTCGCTCGACAGGCTGTCCGAAGGGCAGACGGACGACTTCAAGGCCTCCATACGCGAAGTTGAGGCTAACATCGGATCAATGCTTGATACCGGAGAAGACGGTCGCAAGACGGAGAACGCCGCCATTGCTAGCATCGTCTTGGCGCAGGTGTCCGCCATGGCGCAGGATACCGGCATGACGCCGACGGAGGTTTGGCAAGCGCACGGCATCAAGGCCGTTTTGGGCGAAGCCGATGTGAAGCGCAACGAGGATGGGACGCTGACGGCGGTATCGGAGAAGGCGAAGAAGGTTCTCGCCGAAGGCCGTAGTCTTGACGAAGCCCTGACGCAACCCACAAAGGGTGAATTCATCCCCTCGAAGAACGTCATCATCCGTTGGGCGAACGCCGATCGATCCACGCTCCTCCACGAGACGGGCCACTGGTTCTGGCAGACGCGCATGGAATTGGCGGTCGATCTTAAGGGCCGTCCGGGATTGACGCCGGAGCAACAAAGATTTGTCCGAAGCACCGAGGACGTCGCGAAGTGGTTGGGTGCAAAGGACGTGGAGCACTACGCCGCGATGTCTCTCGAACAACGCCGGGCGGCCGAAGAGAAGTTTGCACGCTCCTACGAGCAGTACGTGAAGGAGGGCGTTGCGCCGACGTCGGCTCTGCGCGGGGCGTTCCAAAAATTCAGCGCATGGCTAAAGCGTATTTACGGCGTGTTGACGGCGGTAAAGGGTTCGGAATTGACGCCCGACGTCCGCGAGATGTTCGACGCGATTATGGTGAGTTCGCAGCAGGTGAAAGAAGCGCAGCTCCGGCGACATCTTTTCGTTTGGCTCGATCAGGCGGCACGCAATGAGAACGGCGATCTTACGAGCGAAGAGGATCGCCGGGCGTTGAACGTTCTGATGGCCGATCAGGATTACGACGCCGCGGAGGAATTCTTAAAGCGCGGCAAAGCCGTGGTGGGGTACCTCGACCGTCTGCGTAAGCGGGTGTATGCCGATATTGAAGCCAAGGCGAAGGAAATCCGCGCGCAGTTCACCGCCGAAGCCATCGCACGTGCCTACGGCGAAAAGCGCCTGCAGGCAATGGAGAAAATCGACAAGGGCATTAAGGTGCGGGATGCGAAGGGGCGCGAGATGAGCATTCGTCCGCAGATTCCGCTGAAGGAACTCGAAGCCGCCGGGGCCACCAAAGAAGAGATCGAAGAACTGCGGCGCCAAAAGTTGGTAACGAATTCCGAAGGGCTCCACGCCGTGCCCGGCGATTACTTAGCCGAGTACCTGGGGTATTCGAGCCTGCAGGAATTTATCGCCGAATTCGGTACCGATCCGTTCCACGGGCAAGAACCCGTGCAGGCGGTAGCGGCTGAAGTGGAAGCGCGGATGCTGGACGAGCACCCGGAGCTCTCCGACAAGGAAACAATTGAAGACGCCGCCGATGCCGCGGTGTTTAATCCGTCAGCGTCCCGCCTGGTGTTGCTGAAGCTTAATCTCCTCGACCGATCGATCCGCAAGCCCCTGTCGATGGATTTGGTGGAAGCCGTGGCGGAAGCCAAAATCCGCGATAAGAAAATTGGTGATCTCGATCCGAAGGCCTACCGCAGTTCTGCGGCGAAGTTGGCGAAGCAGGCGTTGAAGGAATCCGACGCATTCCGTGCGTCCGAATTGCGTCGCCAGCAACTCGTGCAAATGAAGACGGCGGAAAAGGCACAGGCGGCGAAGGATCGGGCGGAGCGTTTCGTGAAGACGATGCAGAAGCGCTTTGACGGCAAGATCGAAACGAATTCGATGCAGCTCGAGTATCTGAAGCAGATCAAAGCCATCCTGAAGAACCTCGGAATTCTCAACCCTGCGGATAATCCTTCTATGGGTGAGAAGGATTGGAGGGCGTTCTTCTCAGATGAAAGTCAATACGTCGGCGTGCCGTCTATGCCTGCGTCCGTCGCCGGGGGAACGTTCTTTGACCGCATGACGGTAGAGGAAATGGCGCAGACGATCGAATTCTTGGACGAGCTGATGGCCGCCGCCCGCGAACGAAATTCCGTCATCGTTAACGGCAAAAAGATGGCGATGGCGGATTTGGATGCCCGCGCCGTTGCGGCGATCGAAGCGCACGCGCAACGAATGGGGTGGAAACCCGTTCGCCAAAACGAAGGCAGGGGCTTCGGGCTCAAGGTCGATCATGCGTGGCGCAACTTTTTCTACGGCCACATGCGTATCCAAACGCTGTGGTCGATCTTTGAGGGCGAACAACTCGGCAACCTCGGCGAAGCCTTCGGCCTTCGGATGAACAAAGCCCGCGACAGCGAAACGGAACTTCGCAACCGGTACGCCCTGGCGATGCTTGAGGCCATGAAGCCGCTACAGCAAGCGGTGAAGGATACGAAAAAGTTCTTCATCAAAGAACTCGGCGGGACGTTCGACAAGAACCAGCTCATCGCTATGGCGCTTAATGTCGGTAATGATGAGAACTTTGAACGGCTCCTTGCCGGTTCCCCCAAGTACACGGACTTCCGCAGCACGGATACCGAGTGGACACGGAACGACGTTCTGAGCGCTATCGGGCGATACCTCTCAAAGGCGGAACTCGAAGCGGTACAGAAGGTTTGGGATACGGTGGGCTCCCTGGGGAAGGACGTGCAGGCGCTGGATGAACGCACCCGCAACCGCTGGACGGCGCTTATTGACGCCAAGGAAGTGACGTTCACTACGGCCAACGGTGAAACGGTAACGCTGAAGGGCGGCTACTACCCGATCCAATACGATCGCTACGCCAGTCTCTTCCGCGGCAAGGCTGACGCGTACGAGAACGGCGTGGATTCCATCATGGCTCACGGGCGCCGCAACTCCGACACCGGTCACAGCAAATCGCGCAAGGGTATCAACGGTAATCCTATCGCACTCACGCTGGACGCGGGCTTTATGGCGCTTACCGACGTTATCCACGATCTCACGTGGCGTGAGCTCCTGATGGATATGAACAAGCTTTTCAACTCTCAGTCGGGCGTTGTGGCGACGATCAAGAAGTACCACGGTGCGGAAGCGATTAACTCCATCAAGGATTGGATGGAAGACGTCGCAACGAACGGGAAGAACGCGGAAGTAAAGACGCTCGTTGATTGGTTCCGGAAAAACGTTTCTATCGCAGGCCTCGGATTTAACGTACAAACGGCTTTGTTGCAGCCGATCGGTATCACGCAGTCACTGGCCGTCGTCGGGTGGCCCGCGGTAGCGAGGGGGGTGATGATGTATTTCAGCAATCCTCTCCGCGCTAACCGAGACGCTCTCGCAAAGTCCGCGATGATGCGAGATCGTATGCGGACTCGGTTTAAGGAACTGGCCGAGGTGCAGAAGGAGATCGGGAGAAAGGACGTCGGCCAGGGGGTGCGGGACAGAATCGCCCGTATGGCCTTTAAGCCGATTGTCTTTGCTCAAATGCAGTGCGTGGATATCCCCACGTGGCTCGGCTCGTACCAAAAGCACTTGGAAGAGGGCACCGCCAAGGGGTTGAGCGGGGAAGAGCTGGAAGACTTTGCTGTCTCCCGCGCAGACGATGACGTTGTACGCTCTCAAGGCTCCGGCGCGTTGTCCGACTTGGCGAGAGTGGAGCGCAAGAAGGATATTTGGAACGTCTTCTACAGCTTCTTTGGGACGGTGCTTAATGCCGGAACGTTGATCTACAACACCCAGTCCGGCATCAAGAAGTGGACAAGCCTTGCGACGATCCTAGTCCTGCAGCAGCTGTTCGAATCTTGCTTGCGCGCGGGGATCGAAGGCGCGACGGGTGGTGACGACGATGATTACGGCGAACGACTTTTGGCGCGCCTGCCCAGTGATTACATCAGCTTTTTGACGGGGATGTTCGTCGTCGTTCGAGAATTTGGAAGCGCTGCCGCGGAGATAGTCAGCGGCAACACAAACAGCTACGGCGGCCCCGCTGGCATTCGAGCATTTTTCGACTTCGCCAAATTTATGCGCCAGGTGGATCAAGGGGAACTCGACACGGCGTTTTGGAAGTCGGCCTCGTCGCTTTGGCTGGGGGATATCTTCGGGTTGCCGTCCACAGAAATCAACCGCTTTATCGAAACGATGAGCGCGGTAAACGAGGGAGAAGACGTCAACGTACCGATGAGCTTGCTCTTCGGCTACAAGAAGAAGTAGTGGCGGATGAGCATCCAAATCAGTGTTCCGCCAAGGCCTATATCAGCGAGGACGGCGCCGAAAACCATCGTCCAATCGTCGCCGGTTCCGTACTTCACGATGAAGTACGTCCAACCGGCTAAGAAAGCCAATACGATGTAGGCCAAAGCGACGCCCATTCTTTTCCCCTGACGAATGACAGAATCGGCGCGCCTCAGAATCCACACTACCTAAAACGATTCTGAGGCCGCCATGGCAGTTGATTCTACAGAACGGCGCGTGGTTTATGCCGGTAACGGCAAGACAACCGCCTTTCCTTTTGTCTTTAAAGTCTTCGCTGACACGGACGTTGTTGTATCCGTGGGGAAACCTGATGGCGCGGAAGCGGCAGCGACGCTGAAAATCAACAGCGACTATACCGTTACGCTCAACGCCGACCAGAATACGACACCGGGCGGAACTGTAAATGTAAAGACAGCGCCGGATGAGGGGTATAACCTCGCGGTTACGTCATCGGTTCCGTACGACCAGCCCATGGTTTTAACGCCGTACGGCGGTTTTAATCCGGAAACGCTCAATAACAACTCCGATCGGCAAGCGATACAGATTCAGCAGCTTGTCGAGCAAGTCAGCCGCGCGCTCATCACCGATCCGACGGACACGATCACCCCTCGTCAGCTGCGCGATAAGTTGCTCGCCGCGGTGGACGACGCTATCGCTGCAGC